TTATTGATGGTTAGTCTACCATCTGATTCTTGAATGTATTTAGTCTTTACTCCAGCATCATATTCAACTGATCTTACCTTGCCCATACTATTCTGATAATTCTGTAACGTATAAATTTACTGATCCAATTACAGCTACTTTTTCTCCACCAGATACTTTAAAATATTCTGTATCTTTTGCAGGTACAAAAATTTTAGATGCAGTTGCTGTTGGGCTTGTTCCAAATTCTATATGACAATCAGCGTCTGCTGCTATTCTAACATATTCTATATTATTACCAAACGCAGCTGATGCAGCTGATGAACCAGAAGATGTTATTTTCTGAGTTGTTATAGGTCTCATTGCTATATGCATATTATTTTCCTTTTGTTTGGGGATGTTTCCACCCCCATAATTAATTATCTTCTTATAACGAATGTTACTACACATTCACATGCAGTTGAAGATCCACCATCAGTAATCATTTCGATAGCTTGTCCTTCATTTACTGAGTTTGCAGCTGTAGGTTCTGCAGTATCTACATCACCAGCAGCTGAGCCAGATTGAGTTACTGTTATACCACCACCTGTTATAGCAGTTCCACCAATTTCAAATGATAATGCAGCATTAGCTGAAGTAATAGCATTTTTAATTGATGTAAAAATTTTAATAATTCTTCCACCATCTGGTACAGGTACGAAAGTTGATCCTGCTGTACTTATGTCTGTAATTTTAGATGTTAAAAAATAATCGTTAAGTGTTCTCATTTTGTTCCTTTAATGTTCCGATCCTAACCTATCTCAGATCTTCATTTTTTAGAATCTGCTAGGGGAGCAGATATTAGGTTACTCCCCTAAACAGTTATATTATTATGATGTAGTTAAGTCTGCTACTAAGCCTGAAGCTGCTTCGTTTCTAGATTCCAGAGTTGCTTCAACAAGAAGTTGTCTTTTCTCTGAGTCACCAGTCTTAGCAAGTTCATGCATAGAGAAGTCTCTTAAGAACGCAATTCCCCAGTATTCCATGTCTAGTACATAAGCGTCTCTATCTCTAGAGAATCTGTTAGGTACTACTTGCAATTGACCGAAGTCAGATGCGTACACGTCTACTGAAGTGTATAAAGTAGCGTCTGCACCAGCATCAAATCTAGTAGAATTACCAGTAAAACCTGATAATTTTTGTTTGTTGAAAGGGCCAACCATAATCATAGAAGGATCCCCACCAGCATTCCAAACTGATTTAATAACTGATTTTAATTGAGCTTCTGTGAATGCTCTTTGAGTACCATCTGTGTGAGCTGCATTTCCTGCACCTGCACCAGAAGCACCATCAGATGCTAGGTCATCATTAGTAGTGACCCAAGATCCAAGAGTTCCCATTTTTCTTGCAGTTGATGAGTTTCCACCTACTTCTGCAATGTTTCCTGTAATAGTAGCTTCCATATCTCTTTTAAGCTCTTTAGCTCTTTTAGCGATTTGGTATGCTAATTCAGATGCTCTACCTGCTTTGTCTACAGATTCTTGAGTACCAGTAATAACTACAGTTTTATCCATAATTTGTGTACTGTTAGAAAGTCTAGTAGTTGCAGTTGATGCATCTAAAGTTGCTTCGTCACCTTCAATAACAGCATTGTTAGTTACTGCTGATGCAAGTGAGTCAGTTTGCCATTCGTGTAGAACTGCAGTTGCTTTTGTTTTAGCTGCAGAACTAAGGAAAGGCGTATCTGTTGGTGAGATACTGTAGATAACGTCAGAAAGATCTTCTCTTTCACCGACTGAATCATACGTATCAAACGTGTTAGTTGGTTGTGCCATTGTATTATTTCCTTTGTTGAGATTTAAGATTAATCATATCAGCTATTGCTGACTGAGCATCTCTTATGTGACCAGTCTTTCTTAGCGTCTTGATTTTATTTCTTACTTCCTCTCTACCTGAACTAACATTCGATCTAGCAACACCAGCTTTTAAAACTTTAGGAGCATTAGCAACCTTTTTAGAAACTATAGGTCTTTTGTCTTTTTGAGACTTAAAACTCATAGCGTCTTTTGCTACCATTAAAAATCTATGGTCTGCAAGGCTACCTATCTCTTGGTCATTAAAACCATAATCACGTAAAGTGTTACGCATATTAAGTTTAAAAGAGTCAGCTTTATTTGGATCGCTAAACTCTGGTATTTTTGTTGCAGCTAATTCTTTTTGTGTTTCAAGGTAACTCTGATATTGTTGAGCTTGAACTTCTCTTGCTTTACTTTTTAAAGATTCAATGTGTTGCTTTTCTTGTCTTAATTGAAAGTCAAGTCTAGCAGCTTCAGTTGGATCTTCTTGATAAAGTTTTGCAAGATCTTGTCCACCTTGTTTTTGTTCTACAAATTGATTAGCTGTCGAAATTAAATCGTTTAGTTCTGATAAACGAGTATCGTAAGTTTGACGTAAACTATTCTTTTGGCTTTCAAGATCTCTCTTTTCCATTCCTAATGAATGAGTTTTTTGTCTATAATCCGAGTCTCTAGAATATCCTGCCTTCAGTTCATCGAGGCTCACCTCAAGCTCTTGACCTTGTACTTTAACTCGGTGGAGCTCTGGTGTCTCTAATTCTGTTGGTGTTTCTTCTGTTGTCTCAGTATTTTCAGATGCTTGTTCAATAGGAGCTTCTTTCGACTCTGTGCTTTCTTGAACTTCCTGTGTCTCAGGAGTTGACTCTGAAGGTTCAGTATTAGTTTCTGGAACTTGATTGTCCTCTTTGGGATTCAGTAATCCTGAAATTTTTTCTGCTGCACCTTGTATATTTTCTTCTGCCATATCGTTCCTTTCATGGTTGACGAATTTGAAGTTTCGTTAGATTAACTTCGTTTATTTAGATTCTCAAGATCTGCTTGAGCTAGTTTTCCACTAGACATGACACTAAGCAAATGCCCTCGGATTTTATCTACCATATTAAAGGCTACCCAAAGGTTTCTTCGCTTGTCATCATCTGCGAAAGATGTATTAAAAATCTCTTGTCTATAAATTTCTAAGAGATCGTTAAATGCTGTCTTTAGAAGGGGATCGTCCAGCAGTTGCTGAGCTCTCTTGCCCTCCCTGATTATTGTTTCCTTGTCCATCATTAAAGAATTGTTTTTGTCCTCTTACTATTGCTCCCATTAGATCTCCTGATTTTTGTAAATCAGTTTGTTCTAACATGGATCTTCGTTTAAGTTCTAACTCATCAATCTTGGTATTGTATTTCAATTCCATTTCTTTGATTTGTAGTTCGTAATCTAGAAGTGCTTGTCTCATTTTGCCTTCCAAACTCTTAGCTTCTGTTTCAGCTTTTAACTGTGCACGTTGGTTCTCACCTTGTACTTGAGCTAATGTTACCTTCTCAAACTCTGTTGGTGGTTTAGGAGGTATTGGAGGCATTGATGCTGCACCTACTTCTGGATCCATAAAGTATGGTTCTATACTATTTAGACCTGCATTTTCAACTAATTTTTTCAAAGAGTTATAAATATTTCTAAGATTAACCATTGGGCCATGAACATTTTGTTGTAGATTAATTGCAGACATTTGTCTTTCTAATATTGCATTCATTAATATCAACTGTTGTTCTTTTGATCCAGTTCCTAATCCTACAGAAACTGTTATATTAACTCTGTCTTTCCATTCGTAAGGTCTCATAGGTATATATTTACCTCTGATTCTTACAATTTTTTCTTTGTTTTGATACTTGCAAGTAAGTTCAAACATTTTTAAGGCTAGATCTTTTACACCAGTTTCAGCAAAGATTCTGGCGATTAACTCCATTCTCATTTGTGATTGTGTCAGAATTTGGTTCTGGCCAGTTGCTGTATTGTTTAATGTGTTTGCATCTAGCCCTTGTGATTGTCTTGTTACACCTGTTCTAGTTTCTTTTACAGAATCTAGGTAGGATAACATACCACTTGCTTGTTCAGTAATCGGTTGTGCCTGTATAGGCATCATTACATTTGCAGGAGGTTGTTTAGTTCTAACAATTCCTCCAGGACGATTAGTTAATAAGTCATCCATTGCAACTTGTCCATCTTGTACTGCAACTCTATTGTTGTTTGTTAAATACATATTATCTAACATCTGTCGCATTACAGTAGATTTAATTAATTGTATATCTTCTACTAATTCAGCTACACTTCTTCCATAGAATCTGTGTGGCATGATAACTGGAGTCATAGATATAAAAGGCATTGTATCTATTTCTTCCATGTCTAATAATTTTTTAGCATCACCTGCTACTGTGATTTTTAATAATTCTGCTTTACCATCACCATCAACATCCATTCTTACATAGCATTCATGAACTAAAACATCTTGTGTACTTGTATCACCATCTGTTTCACCATGTGCAAAATCTACGCTTTGATGTCTAGTAAATTTATCTTCAGTATAATAATCTCCATCACCAGTTGGTAGTGAGTCTACCATATCTTTATCGTAACCCATTTCAACTAATTCTGTTCTTGTTTTGTTCACTCTGTGACAAACAAAGTTTGCAGTATCAATGGACTTACATCTTCTTTCAATTAGAAATTCTTCAGGTGGTACTGGTTCTATTTTTACTTTACCATGAATTTTAGTTCTATGAATAACTACATCATGTAATTTAATTTTATCTATTTCTTTACCAGCTTCATCAGTAATTTTTTCTTCGTACTCTGTATGATTTTTAACTTTAATCTCATCCATAGAGACTAAATCATTAAACTCATCATCAGTTAATCTTGAGTATTCTTCTCTTTCAATTTTTTGTGCATCATCCCAATATACTTTTAGTATTCCATTCTTTTGGATTAGTGCATCTTTAAATGCAGTATATAAAGCTAAGAAACCATCATTCTCTTTATAAAAGATGTAGTTTAAATAATCAGAACATTGTCTAGCCATTTCTTCATCTTCAGGCCCCATACCTTCACAATTAAATACATTATCACCTGATGTAAATATTCTCATCAATGATGGCATTAAACTTTCTACTGTATCTAAAACATCGTTAGATACTACTTGAGATCTACCTTCTTGTTCATTACCAAGAGGTGATCCTAAATAATATTCTAATGATTTTTTTCTTCTAGCTACAAGTTCTCCACCTATATAACCTGATGAATTATGTATTTCTCTACTTAAAACTGATAATATTTCTTTATTTGATTTCTTCATACTACGTATTTTGTATCTATGTTAATTGGTTTATCCCATTCTGTTGTATCAATAGGATCATGAACACATCCATATCTAAATGCATCACTTGCGTGTGAACACCAGTCATGGAGAGGTTTGTTCTTAAACACTTGGTTTTTATCATCCCATTGTTTTCGATACTGTCTCAAAGCATCTAATCCTGTTTTACATTTTTCTCTATCAAAGTAACAGTCTGGCAAAGTATTTCTAACAGATTCTATTCCATGATCTACTTCTAACTTAGGTGCTACTTCAAAATCAATTCCTAATTCGTTTGCTACTTCTAATCTTGACTTTCCTGTTCCAAGCTCTCTAGCCATTATATCATGTGGAGCTATATGTCTACTATAAGCGTAGTCTTTGTCCATTAATATATCTGCGTAGTGAGCTAATGATTCACCTGAAGTTTCATAATAATCTATCAAATGAATTTCTTTACCTACTCTTTGTGCAAACCAAATAGCAGTTGAATCTCCTATACCCAAATCCCACCACGTTTCTACACCTACATTTGTATCTACAGGCACGTCACCGATTCTACCATCATTATCGGCTTTAGTTATTAATCTTCCATAATAACTCCCAGAGACTGCTGCAGTAAAAGAGCATTCGAACTCTTGTTCATACTGTTCTTCTGTCATAATGGAACGTGCCTGTTCCAGTTCCTCATCTGGAATTACTTGTGTGTCAGACGCTTTGTATAGTTTCCCATACCAATCCTTATGACCTCGTTGAGCATAATCATAAACTTCCCAGAATTGATTATGACCCATAGGAGTTCCTATAAATAGGACTGATCCTAATTTATCAGCAACAGCTGGACGTATAATTTCTGTCCAAACTCTTGGAGACATAATTGCGTATTCGTCCATGACAACTTTATCAAAGCCCATTCCACGAATACTATCTGGATTGTCTGCACCAAATATTTGAATACGTGATCCATTAAAAAGATCTATTCTTAATTCTGTCTCGTTTCTGCTACCACCAAAATGCATTAGTGGTTTTGTATAATATTTTAAATATTCCCAAGCGATAGCCTTACCTTGTCTATAAGTTGGAGCTATGAATGCACATAAACTTCTTTGTTTATCTGCTGCTGTTTTAATTAATTCGTTAATAGCTAATACTGATTTACCAAATCTTCTATGACATACAAGAACACTAAACCTTTTTAATGCATTATGTACATCTTGTTGGTAAGGTCTTGGCTTATAAGGTATTTCTACTTCAGCGACTTTTTTCTTAGTCGTCTTTTTGCCAGGAGACTTTGATTGCAATTGGTTCATCTGTTCCTATTTTAGTATTAGTTGATGCTAATCTTGCATGAACAAATGGTGCTGCCTTTTCGGCTGCATACATCTTACGTTCAGGTGAGCTCATAGGATTGTTTAACACAGATAATAAATAATCCAAAGGAGAATGTTGGTATTTTACAGCCATCTCCTCCATAGACTTCCAATTTTTTTTAGTCTTTGCTCCAATAGGTCTACCAGCTCCAGGTCTTTTACCACCATGATTTTCTGATTTATCTACTTCGTTTTCAAATGTTTTATCTTCTTCAACCATTAGATTATCTTTCTGCCTCTTTTGTCAAACTGTCTAAATTTAGAAAAGTTAATACCTTTTTGATTTTTAGCACTTTTGTATAAAAAAGTACCTCCAGCTAATCCAAGAGTTAATGGACTTACTGCAAATTTAATTCCTTTTTTAACTATAGTTTTAGCTGCCTTCTTTAATATAGAAGGTTTTTTTTTAGGAGTTTTAGTAAAACCTTTGTCTCCACCTTTAACCATTAGTAACCTTTCTTAACTTTCTTGCCACTTTTCTTAGCAGCCATTTTAGCTTTCTTTTTACCAGCTTTAGTATATGGGTATTTTTTCTTTCCGACCATTGGCATAATTAGACCTTTCTATTTTTTTTAACTCTTTTTCTTTCATAACCAGTAGCAGAGTCATATGCTTTTGAGGCAATACCTCCAATACCAGCACCAACTGTAAAAGCAGTTGCACCTTCTCCAAAAGTAATAGGAGATTTTTTTGCAATAGATCTTATATCTTTATAAGTTCCTGTTCCTTTTACTTTTGATCTTAATTTAGTATAACCTTCTCCAACTTTTGTTAAACCTTGTGCAATTTTGCTATCAGTTTTTTTACCGAATTTAACAGCAGATTTTGCAAATGGAGTTTTACCAAAAGCTTTAGCTTTAGCTTTACTAAATTTTGCTATTTTTTTACCACTAAGATCTTTCATAGATTTCATAGCATCACCATAAAATCTTTTAGCCATTGTTTTAGCAATAAACACTTTAGTTTTAATCATCATTATCTTAATAATCCTTGTTGTGCAGCCATTCTTGCATTTGGCATAGGTACTTGACCTTGTGGTCTTTTACCCATCATAGCCATTTGTTGTTGAGCTTGAGGATTTTGTGGCTGTAACAAACCCTGTTGCTGTTGTTGCTTAGCCATCTCTGGCATAACTTTTGCTTTAATAATTAATGCTAGTTGTTCTCCTTCTTGTGGAGTCAACCTCATCATTTCATCAGCTAATTTTTCTAATTTTTTACTCATATTAACAATTCCATGCTCTTAGTGATTTATTTATCCTGCTATTAGGATCTCTTGCAGTCTTAGCAGAGGTTAGCTTACGTTTCATACCTTTCATTCTAGCACAAAACGATGCTCTACGTTTGTTTCCTACTTTTTTGCTAGGAGCTTTTAGCGTTCCCCCAGTCTGTCTCTTATAACTAGCACGACCTTTGGCATTCAAACCCCCCTTTGGGTTCTTACCTTCTTTACGTTGCCATGCTGCTGTCTTTGCCATTATCTTTTCTTAGCAGTTTTAGCTGCTCGTTTAAACTGTTTGTTAGTTGGTGCACCTTTAGAACCTTTTTTTCGCATTTTCTCTCCAGATCCTGCCTTGATTCTCTTTCGCTTCGCATGAATATTAGCGTACAATCCCTTTTTAGCCATAATTATATAAACCTCTTTGTATATTCTATTATTTTAGTATTTTTTCGAAATTTTTTAGATTTCAAATCTTTACTGAATTGCTTTCTTTTATCCAATTGCTTCTTAATGTCAATTTTAAACATTGGTAGTTTAAGATAATTACTTTTCATCTGCCTTGTCCTTTATATCTTGTTAGCTTTTGCTGTCGTTTTTCCGATTTCGATTTCGATTTTTTGTGGATTCCACGTCTTTTCTTGGGTTTTTCCCTAGGAACGAAATGGACAAACTTCTGCTTAGCCATTATTAGTCGTCAAGGAAGGATATAGTCGCTGCACCACCTAGGAATGATGACGCTTTAGGGTTTTTCTTAACGAATTTGCCTACTTGTCTTGATCCTGAGTGTATTTTCTTAGATGCACCTGTAATAGCTTTGCTAGTACCTGTGAATCCTGCTTTTCCTGCTTTGTCAGCTACCATTTTAGATGCTGCACCTATCTTTTTTTTGCCTTTATATAGGGTTTTAAGGATTCTAAGTCCTACCGACCCTGCTGCTACTGCTGGTATCATAATGATAGCCCTTTCTTGTTATGGTGCTGTACAAAACCCCCCTATTGTCAGATTGTTCTACGACAATCATGACGAAGGGGTGATTGTAAAACCCCTGGTTTTTCTTTGTTGTTTACAATTGTCAGCTCACTGTTGTTCGCTGTCTTTTATTTTGTTGTGTCGATTTATTGCTGTTGCTAGTAGCAACAATAAATCGATGTTGTTTATATTATATATTGGTAGTCAGTTAACTCCAGCTTGTCTGTTGATTAATTGATTACCGATATTGATTTAACCTGTTGATATTACTGGATAACTTGATTGCTAGTAATATTAATAGCTACATAAATAAGTGCTATATCCAGACATATTGATGTGTGTGTGTATAGTTTAACCAATAGGAGATAAGATATGTTAACAACTATAATGATTACCTTACTATGTATATGGTTAGGTATAATGATAATTGGTCAATTAATAACTGGTGTAATGGCTTATAATTTATACCAAGGTTTAACCCAAAAATAAGGAGAAATATGATAATATCTTTATTATTTTTAGTAGGTATATGTATCATAGGAATACTAGCTTACTTAGGTATGAAAGGTACTGGTGCACTATGATAACATATGATGTACTGCAAAGAATAGAGGGAGATACTGAGAAACATAGTAATTATGAGTTAGTTCAGTATGAGTTCCCTTTTCCAGAAAATTCTGTTCTAATCGAGAGAGATAAAGAAATGAATAGAATATTAAATAAACCAATTATTATTACAACAAGTAATAATAATAATTGTCAACAATAGGAGTTAATTATGACAACACAACCATCGTTTGTACCATATACTGAATCTAAATCAGTTGAGGACAGAATAGCTTACGTTAAGGCTAATCCTCACAAGTATATGCCTAAAGCACAGTATGACCTTGTTAAAAGTTTACATAACAAGATTGAGGCTTTAGATAGCAAGATGAATGAAATCTTAGCTAAAAAATAGATAGTTGGCTACACCCCCTCGTAATGAGGGGTTAGCCCTTAATAAATAATATAGGAGAGTATATGCAAACATCAATAATATTAAAATTTAAAGATTTATCTGAAGATGACAGATTAACAGTATGTAATTGGTTATTAAATTCAGATAATCAAATTGAGATACCATATACAGTGTTTTATCGTAAAGGTGGTATTAACAATAAAATGATAGAGTGCTGTAAAGCAAGTAGACACCAGAAATAAATAAAGGAGAATATATGGGATATACAAATTATTGGCATCAAGACATAGATTTCACTGATAAAGAGTGGAAAGCTGTGCAACAAGAAGTAGAGTATATGCAAGAAATAGGTGATAGCACTATATCTGTGATACAAAATGATGACAATGAAATTGCTATCAATGGTAACCCTACTTGTGAAACATTTGTTTTAACAAGATATAAACCAGATACTCCTGAGTATGAAGGGCAAGATTTAACATTTAATTGCTGTAAAACAAGAGAACTACCATATGACATATATGTATGGCATTTGTTAGTTTTCTGTGCAGGTATGGTTAATAATACTAATAAATTCAGTATATCAAGAGATAGATAGGAGGATAAATGAAAATAGTACAAGATGTTTATTATGGTTTAGATGAAAAAGATAAAGTAGTAATAGATGTAGAAGAAATCAGAAGAGAATTTGAACATAAACTTAGTATTATTGTTGAAGAAAAAGAGGGCTTTTCTGAAAATGTAATGGAGGATAAATGAAAAGAAACTTAATAGTATATAAAGTTGATTATGCTAATAGACACGAAGATTATGATACTCGTACAGGTAAATTTGTTAGAACTAAAAGAATAGTAATGACACCTGATGAGGTTAATCAAACAGGTGGCTACTGGCGAAATCATAGAAACGTAGAAAAGAAATTTTCTAAACAAATGAATGGTAGTGAAGAAGCCTATTGGGATTGTAAATATAGAGTACTTAGAGTGAGGAAAGCAAAATGAAAAAACATAAAATAACTGATTGGTCTATTACAGCAATTGTAGAAAGACCAAATGGTACATGGTATGACCATACTATTACTGATTTTCCAGAACATATTGGTATTACAATAAATGAATGGTTAGAAAATTATAAAACAATAGAGGAAGAAACTAATGAAAAAAACTAAAACACCTAAACATTGGACTGCTAAAGCATGGGCAGAGCACTTATTACATATATCATCATTTACTGATGCAAAGGAGGTTAAAAGTGTTCCGAGTAATACTAGAAAACAAGTTTCGAGAAAATCCAATAAATCTAAGCAGAGCAGTAAAGCTGCTGTATAACCAAGATTTTACTGGCTCGATAAGAAAAGAAAACATAATGTGGTGGAAAAAATACTTTCTTAAAGTAATCCACCTGCCAATACTATATCCAAAGAAAGGATATATACAGATAGTTAAAATATACAGAGATAAGAAACCATCAATAAGAGTAGTAACTATACCAAGCAGCTCCGACAAGCGTGAGCTGTTGGTGTTAAATAAAATATATGGAGGTAATAATGGGTAGACGTAAAAAAGCATTTACAAATTATACAATAAATAAAAACATAGCTAAGACTTTAGTATTACATAGAGTGTGGAATGGGTATACCCAAACACAATTAGCTAAATGTATAAACGTGAGCTTTCAGCAAATACAAAAGTATGAAAGATGTATTAATAGATTAGCTGCAGAAAACTTAATAGATATATGTAAACAAAAAAAATGGGATATACAATTGTTTACAAATGATAAACCTGAAGCAATATTTGAAGAATGGTGTAAGTCAGTAGATATATCTAAGATAGATAGTCCATATCCATTAAGAGCAGATCAAATACAAAGATCTTGGGATAAAATAGAAGAAGTAGGTGAACAAAATTATTATAATGAACACAGCCCAAGATATAAAAATATAATCAAAGAAATGAGAGGAGATTAATGAATGGAATTATTAATATTGTTAGATTTGTTGCTTATAGCGTTGGTGGTCTCGCTGTAAGAAAAGCTTGGAATTGGCTCATCGAAGATGTCGATCCAATTCCTGGCAGTAAAGAATTTGATGATGAATATTATCAAACTAAGACTAAATACATACGATTAACTAAACTAAAGGAGGAACATGAAGCGTATAGAAAAAGTAGGAGAAGTGATAGTTAAAACTATTACATTACCATTAAGAATATGTATTGGTGCATGGAAATCTGTTGAGGCTAATATGCCTGAAAAGATTGAAGTACCAATTGAAATTAAAAGAAAGGAGGAAAACAATGGAAACAAAAGCACCAATTAATGAAAGAGTGGCTACTAAAGTAATGCCATTAACTAAATGGTTTGTAGAACAATACTTTCAAACTTATGAAATGATGTCATCAGATCCTAGGTTTAAAGCATTACCTGCGTATAACCAAACATCTTGTATAGCTACTGTAATTATAGCAACTAACAATGCTTTAGATAAAAGCAGAGATGCTAGAAAATCTGCAGAAACTTTGCAAGATATAAGTAAAGCAACTGAAGAAAGGAAAGCTGTAAATGAGTAGTACTAAAACACCTATAAGACAAGATGAGAAAGACTATCTAGATCATTTCATTGAAACAAAATATGACGATAGAAAAAATGTTTTGAAAACTGAAATGCAAGATACCATTGACAAAGAAGCAGAAGATAACTTCGAGGCGTTTAAAGATAAATTAAAAATTAGTAAAATGCACGAAGAAATTAGAGTTCTGTATGATGATCATAAAAAGTTTGCAAATGAAATGGATTCTATTTTACTTGAGAAAAAAGGTAAATTAGATAATGCAATCAATACTTTAGAAGATAAACTTGATCAATGGAAGAAAATCAGAAAATGGAAAAACGATATAGAAAGATCGTTGATCAAAGAACCTGATGAGTTAGATAGGCTGCTTAAAAAGTTATGTCATGAAGAAACAGAACGTGACTACTATTCAGGCCCAAGAGGTAAAGCATTACAGATGTTAGATATGTCTAAAGAATATTGTAAAAATTTACTTAACGCTGGACAGTCTTTGTCTACTGTATGGGGTGTACTCAATACAGAGATGGGTAAGGAAAAGATTAATACTAATACTATTCCTAAACCAGAGTTCTTAGCTATAACTAAATAAATGATATTGGCAAAGCCCGGCACTCATGTGTCAGGGCTATGCCTAACAGAAAGGTAATTATGGTAGATAGAAAAGTAGATTACTTTGAAGCAGATGTAGGTAAAAAAGTTTATGAAATAGAACATGAAACTACATATGTAACCAAATGGCAAGTTGTTGCTGAAGATAGAGATCAAGCATTTGATATTTGGTTAGAGCAAAGTAAAGAAGATCTTAAAACTGAAGATGGTACAAACTGTGTATGTTCTTATGTTAAAGACTATGGACAGATGGGCGATACTAAAGAAATCGCTGAAATTAAATATAATAAGGAAGATGATGAGGTATACGCAGAATGAAACTTAGAGAACAAACAGAGTTATTAGAAAAAGTAACCGATAAAGCTATTAAACAAGTTACTAAAGAACGTCAAGGTAAACGTAGAAACTTTATACTAGAGTGGTTTAGATACGTTGAATTAGTAAGTAAACAATTAAAGAAATGGATAAATTAAATGACACAAAATATAGATGTATCAGGTATATTAGATAGTATACCAAAAAAATCTAAAAGAAATGCTAATACAATTAAATTTGGAATGTTTGGACTATCATTAGGTAAAGTTACATATGATAGATTAAATAACTATTGTATTAAACATAATATAGCTAAAGCTACTTTAGTAAGAAATTTAGTTATTAAATATTTAGACTCACAGGAGCAATTAAATGACTGATACTACAAGAGAATTGTTTGAACTAAGAAATGATTTAAGAAATTATTTAGAAGAACATCATAAAGCTGAAATTATGGGAGCTGGAATAAGCATAAGCGATTTTCCAGTTGCAGATATTAGTTTTAAAATAAATGGTAAAGAATATTTATTAACAGTAGAGGAGAACTAATGCATATAGATAAATATAAAATATTTTCCATGGATTATACTTGGAAAAATGGAAAACAAAGTAAAAATACTTCTGTTCAACAAATGCTTACATCAGATGAATGTATAATGGGTAAAACTTTTATACAATTATTAGAAGATCTTGATCAAGCATGGCATCAACATGGTATGGGAAAAGATTGTAAAATAGAAGTAACATTTGAACCACATGAACATAAGGAATAATAATGTATAAACTTATAATATGGAAAGCTATATGGACAGATTTAGGGCCAGAAACAGGCACAGATTCTTACATATTAAACTATAAACCAACATTTCAAGATATGTATAAACATCTAAGTACTGATATGATTGAAATAACTAAAGGATATGATAAAGATATATCAGACAGATCTTTTGATATGTATATAGATGAAGAAAGTAAACTTAAACCAGTTGTTGTTAAAAACACAAAAGCTACAAAAGCATGGTATGATTGGCAAGAACGTACAGGTAGACAATGTTTACCTGGTGATTTTATTGCAGGTCATGTAGCTATAATTAAAAAGGTAAAAAATGACAGACCAAGAAGCAATGAAGCTGCATGAGTTAATAGATGAGCTTAGAGCAAAACTAAAAAAGTCTTTACAAGAATTATTACAAACTCGTAAAGATTTAGATTTAGAACGTGAAGAACATCAACTTACACAGTTAAGATATGATACTATAAAAAATGCTGTTGATAAAGTTGATAGATTAAATCAACCTAGACCAGCTGTAGAAATACCTGCTGATGAACCTGTAAATAAAAGGAGATAAATGAATAATCAAAATATGATAGTAAAATCTGAAATGAAACATTTTGATAAATTATTTAAAGATTTAGTAAAAGCTGGAATATTTATGAATGATAAAAATGGTGTTACAGCGTTTGCTAAATTATTAATACAATTAAATACTAAATATCCAGGATGGAGACAACCAAAATGACAGAGTTAAAAGATGAACATTTAGAAGTTATATCTAATAATAAAGGCAAAGCTCGAGAAATAGAAAAGTTAGAAAATCAAATTTCAGATGCTAAAGAATCAGTATCTGTTCTTGGAGGTGCTATTGCGTGTGGTTTTTTACACGATAAACATTCCTTGATTTTACAAGAATGGATTGTAGAATATAAACAATTAATCGAACAGTTAGAAACACATCTAACAGAAATGAGGACACATGGATGATAGAGCACTTAAAATGGTTTTAGCTGCAAAGCAGTTAGAAATAGATAAACTTAAACGTAAAGTAAAGGAGATGGAAGATAATGATAATGCCAGACAGCGAGATTCTGAGACTAGAAAAACGTCAAAGAGGTCTACAAAGAGTAGCGACAGCAATTAATGATTTAACTATCTATGGAATTTATCAAACTAACTTTCCTAAATTAGTTGAAGTATTAGAACACGCTAAAGATCATGTTAAAGCAGAAATAGCTGCTACACGAAAACGTATTATTGAAAATTCAGTATTAAAAGTAGAAGAAGTATACACAGATCCATTAAGATCTGAAGCTCAGCAAGAAGCTGATAAAGTAAATGATATGTATACTACAAAAGGTATTTAAGAATTCTGTAGAGTGAGTATGTGGTACCTATTCAAAACAAGTTATCTCACATATAGATAGAGCTACCTGGGAGACTGGGTAGCTTGTAAATTTAACCTGCTTATTCGGACTTGTAAACTTACAATGGTATTTCTAGTTTAAGATTCTGTAAGTGTACCTATACTAGATAAAGGCCCAAGGAGGAGTAGGTTAGATTTTAGTCATCTTTACAATCCAAGATGTAGGAATATTAGTACGATCTCCATAAGTATAAGATCCATCTTCTTCAATATATGCTGCAAACAATTTAATAGAGTGTTTGTCTTTAGAAAATAGCCAACCTTCATTTACAGGGTGAGCTAATTTCATATTAGTAAATTCTTTTTTCTCTGCCCAACCTGAGTCACTTACACAGTCAACCCACTCAACTCTGTATTTGTCATAAGGTAGTGTTTGAGAATCTTTAGAGAAAGATATTTTTTTTTTAGTGTAACGTTTTTTTGTCATCTACAGCCCATATAAAAGTTGAATGATCATTTTCTTCTAATGCATCCATGATGTTAGCAGGTACGTTATGTCCTTCTTCATCAAATACTAATTGTAGATAAGTACTGTAAATAATTGCAAGAGCCATTGCGTCTGCAGCTCTAACTGACATACCAGGATTTTGGCCTTTTATAAAGTCTCCAATAGCTTCTGGTTTTACGTTAGTTAGAAATACTTCAGAATAAGGTTTTTTGCTTTTAGGAAACTTTAAAATCTTAGTCATATTTACGTACCTCTGGCGAGGATATCCTTATTAGTTATTTGGGTTGCAGTAGAAAATCAATGTTATTTTGTATCTTAGGTACAAGTTCATCGTACACAATACGCCATAACATAGAATCATCATAAAAAAAGTTTTTATTTTTCCACATATTGTGGTAATGGTCATAGAATCTACGACATATTTCAATAGCATCTATGTCTAATTTTATCCAAAAATCTTTCTCACTCATACCATTTGTATGTAATAAATGATGATGAGGATAGCAAAGAGGAACAGTATATTGGTCTCCAACTTTCTGTGAGAAACCTCTAGGCATAGCAAAAGTAACATGATGAGCTTGGCATCTTGTGTCCTGGCAAAGTATACAAGGATTAGAAGCTACCCATTTTAGGTACTCTTTGTCTTTGATTCTTTGTGCCTTGTCCTCTGATAGTATTGTGCACTTTTTTGTAGCCATAATAAATTGCTAAACTAGATAGTCCTTCATGTACGTTGTTAGATGCTCTGCGTTCTGACATACTTAACATATGTGCTATCTCAATGATACCAAAATTAAAATGACAAAACAACTTCATAATATTAGAAAGTCGTTTGCCTATCTCATCATCTACATCTTTGACTGCAAGAGCAGCACCAAGAGATGATGTAATAAAATCTGTGTTAGCACCATCAATACGTTCTTTAAGAACATTGCCAGTTCCACCACCTTGGAGCTCACACATAAGACGATACCTAGATCCAGCTTCATATTCTTCAATAGATATAAGCTTTCTATGAAACATATACATTAAACGAGACTCACGTATATTCATCCATACTTTACGTTTGTCTAAAATTGTAGATATTAATTCAGGTTTTTCAATCTGACGCATAAGATACTTTATAATTTTCTATTGCATTATCAACAAAAGATCTAAATTTTTTGTTTTTATTGTATAAATTGTTAAGTCTATAAACTCTGTTTTTTTTACAATTATGTAAACGAGCAATAGTGCTCTTACACCCATACACTTGTGTAGGGTGCAATAGCCAACAAAGTAAAATACATAAATTATATATTTTATAATCATTGCTGTTATTAACTGTTTTTTTACCTTTTAATATATCTAAAGATACATTATAAGATGAACTACAATACTTTTGAATACGATTAACCATAAGGAGATAAATATGAAGATTGAATATAGACATAGTGCTTCAAAAACTAATACATTTATTGACAGTCCACCTCGTTGGATTATTGACAATTTGTATGATTTCGAATCACAACCGAATGCAAGAATGATAATGGGTAGTACTGCAGAAGATGCAGCAGATCATGCTTTGCAAAACCAAATCACTGATGAAGAAGTTATCATAGATTATGCAAAAAATCTATACACTACTAAATATAAAGGTGATGCAACTGATGATGAATGTTTGTGGTCAGGTATAATAGCTACACAGTTTGTTAAAGAATTACCTCAATTTGGTAAAATTGTTTCTTGGCAAAATGAACTGCAAATACCTGGTGATAAATATGGATTAACTTATGATGTTATAGGTAAAACTGACTTTGAATTTGAGAATGTTATTATTGATACTAAAGCTACTGCTTATATCAAAAGACTCAAAAATGGCAGTATTGATAGCAGATGGTATCCAAAAGCTGCTGATATGCGTCAACAAGCTCTGTACAAGGATCTTTTCAATAAACCGACTGCTTTACTCTATTGTTCTTACAAAGATGTTTACAGCGTGGATATGGAGGAAAGAGAGGGGTATTTAGAGCCTATGCTACAAGCTATGCATAATATTGAGCATATCTTAAATATAGCTAAAACTAAAGAAGATGTAGTCAAAATGTACCCATTAGTTATGGATAACTTTAGATGGGGTAAACATGATGATGATCCAACCAAAGTTTTTGCAAAAAAGATTTGGCAAAAAGCATTTAATTAGTATAATACTAAGCAATGCAAAAGTTTGGAAATATAATAAAACAAATAAATAGGAGAACCAATATGGAAACCGAGACGTTTGAATGCTCATTTAAAAAAGCATTCGAGAAAGACGATGGTCAAGTTACTGTTTACATCACTAAAGATGATGGCAGTGATATGACAATCTATGGTGAGGCTTTAGGCTCATCTAGATGGCAAAAGGGAGATCGATTAAAAATTGCAGCCCAACCTGTTAGAACAAGTAAAACAGGTAAACAATATCAAACAGCTAGTATGATAGAAAATCTAAGTGGAGATTCTTCTCCAGCACCTGCAACTAATATAGTTAGTTCAAGTGGTGTACAAGCTGTTAGAAATATTAATGATCAATTTTCAGAAAAATATAGATTGACTATGAGTAATCTTATAGGATCTTATATGTCTGGTGGTAAAATACCAACTGAATCAGAGTTTCAACAAATTGATAATCTGGTTAGAAAGGTATTAGAAGCAAAAGCTAATAGTGTTGATGAAATGCTATCAGATGATGCACCATTTTAACAATTTCTTATCTCCCTCGAGTTAGAAAACTAGGCATTGCTAAAGAGTGGTTAAAGACCCATTTAGCAGTGCCTTTTTAATTTATGATTAAATGTAATTTGTGTAATAAAAATGCAGACATTATTGAAAAGAAAATTTATTATTGTGCTTCTTGTTATATTAACAAGTTTATCAGGGTGTGCAAAAGACTACAACCCTTGGACAACAGTATTAAATCAACTAATAAAGGCTAATTATGGAACTAATAATATACAATGATGGAGTGTATCATCTTCTTGAAGTGACTAAAGAAATGACAGTTAATCTAAAAATATTTAGTCAAGTAGATTGTTTTAATTTATGTGATGTATTGAGATTACAATTAAGTACATATTCTAATTCTTTAAATGCTCACGTCATGCATGATGGGAGTGGAGATTTATTTGGATGTATTTGTTCAAATTAGAACTAGAAATGATGGGTATAAACACTTATAACAATGAATACTTAGTAAACAAATTATATAAATTATATTTAAGAAAGGATAAAAATGATTACAGAAAAGCGATTAGAAGATGCCTTAAAATTTCTGTCGGACACAGACGAGGAAAATGCTCAAGCTAATGCTCAAGTTAAGTATTTAGATAGGCTTCTTAAAAGAAAGAAAGCTCTCCATATCACTGGTAACTCAGTTGATAAGAGTATCTCTGCCAAAGAACAAGCATACTATGGAAGCGAAACTTATGAGACTGCTATACGAGAATTATTTGAGGCAGAGGTTAAAGCAAGTACGCTTGAAAATAAAAGAGACAAAGAAGGTCTTATCATTGACCTCTTTAGAACACTAGAAGCAAGTAGACGTAAAAACACTATATGATTTATAAGTTTAAACGATGGGTAATACTCCCTGCTTATACAGAAATATTTGTTAATGCAACGTCAGATGAAGAAGCATTAAAGATATTAAATGCTATAGATCCTACAACTTTAAACTGGCAAGAAGCTGACTCAGTAGAGCAGCGAATGACGTATGAAGTTATAGATGAAAAGTCCTGAGAGATATTTATTTAGAGCAGTAATTAGTCAAGCAATTCATGATGCCATGTATAATGGTTTAGATAAATATTATCTTATAGATAAACGTAATGCTATAGATTGGCTTATAGGTAATTCAGTAGACTTTAGAACTATATGCCATTATGCAGAAATAGATCCTGATATGGCTTGTAGAAAATTTACTGCAGCAATGAAGTTAGATTTATATACTTTAAAAAAAGATCAACATAGAGTGTTGAACAAACCAAGAAAACAATATAAACATAAAGATAAATTTAGATTAAGTTTTTAATGACACATAAGGATATATTCAAAGATATGACATACGATACATTAAATAAACAGGTAGATGGCGATCACTATAAATCAATGAGCATTCAACCTGCACATTTTATAAATGAAAATAAATTACAATACGCTGAAGGCAATGCTATTAAATATATATGTAGACACCAAAAGAAAGGTAAGCGTAAGGATATAGAAAAAGCTATCCATTATTTAGAAATGATCATAGAAAGAGATTATAGTTAATCTAATATAAGTTTTTTTATTGATTTAGAACCATCTATATTATCTTCTAACTCTGCCATAGATTTAATACATCTGTATTCTACATTATTAGAAATAGTTCTATTGGCAACTCTTTTACCTTTTAAACAAGTACTTAAATCAGGCTGCAATCTTGCTTCCTTAATTTCATTGTTTACCAGCATAAGTAAAGCTATAACCATTTGTTCCATTAGTGTGTTCCATTTCTAAGTTTATCTATTATTTTTTGTATAGATATAATTTGTTCTTTAAGGTGATCTATATTAACTTTGTTATATCTAGATGCCTCAATTTCTTTTTCAATACTTTCTATTTGTCCAGCAAGATGTTCTATTAACATGTACATTTCTAAATTTTTAGGTTCTTGCTCAGCTTTTTTTAAAAGGTCAGCTTGAAATAGAGTGTCTGATGTTTCTAATTTATTTAATCTTTCAATAACACCAAAGTATGCCCAAGCTCCTACAGCAACAGCTGCTACTATTGCTAATAAATTTCTAATAGGTAAAGCAACATTAGTATTTTCATTAATTTTCATTTTGCAATTTTACCTTTATTTATGCCTTTTTTAATAACATAATCTCTAGTACCATGAGCTCCTATTTCAACTTCTTTTTTAAGATGTTTAAACAGTCTCATTTCTTTTTCTTTGTATTCTGTTTTTTTCACGTGTTGTTCTAGCAACTTTGTGTCTCTCATTTTTCCCCCAAAAAGGCAACATATGTCCTGAATTTTTAAAACATTTTACACAAGAGTATTCTTCTTTAACAATCATATATGGTTCGCTAGTAGTAATAATTTTACTGCACCATTTACAGTTGCCTACTTTATTCTGATTGTTTTTTTGCATTGATTTCATCGTTAGCTTTATCCAAGTCTTGAGCTGTATACTCAAGTTTTTGTAAAGATCTTTTAAGTGCTGCATCTTTCGATTTACAAGCATCTTCTAATTCTGAAATCTGTGCTTTAAGAACACGAACCTGTTCTTTGTACTCGTTAATAATATCTTGGTAGTCTGCTCTGTCCATAACTATTTAGGTTTACGCATTATGTCAGCACCTTTAAGACCATAAATGGCACTGACTATTCCTATAAATATTGCTTGATACCAGTAAGGAAGGTTCTTAAAATATTCAAAGAACATATCTAATCTATTACGAATCTCTGGATCGTCAGTAAAAATAGAATACACCAATACAAGGATAGGCAAAGATACGAGAATAAGGACAAATTCATCTTTGTAACCTTGATCATTACTCTCAATAACTTTAGCTTTATATTCAATTTCACCTCTTGCCATTTTTTCGGCATGAACAGCCTGTGCGTCTGACATTAAACGCTTTGTTTTTTGTTTATTAGTGTAAATATGACTAGCAGTCTTTACACCCATAGATAATAAATTCAACCACATTATTTAATACCTTTCTTATTACGTTTTATCCAAAGCCTGTTGACACGTCTATGCCAAGCCCAAACTTTAATTTTAATAGCTATACTTTCTACGAAGCTGTAGAATCTGTCGGTAAACCTTCCCATGCTTTGTACATCCCCTCTACTAACAGCTCATCATCGTATGGCTGCATACCATTTTCCATTTGTATAATAGCTTTTACTAATGGTAAATAATCTTCAATAGTATTGTTTAGTTCGTCAGTAGGATTTACATCAAGCCTTCTACATACAAATACAATGTAAGCATCTGTATCATTTTCACTTGGTGGAGCCCATCTTTCAATGATGCTCTCTACTGTGAATCTTTTATGATGAAATCTATATGTTAAAAGTATCTTAACTAATGCTCTGATACCCCATACAGCTTCTTTAAAAACACAAAAAACTGGATCAGATTGTTCATCTGCCAGTCCATCCCAATCAGTACCAAGTTTGATATTGCCTGGGTTCTTATTTCTTATACCTCTAGGTAATTTTTCTGTTCCATCTGCCATTTTTATCTAAAACCATTGGGATTAATATTGGTAACCCATCAATGATAACTCCTGTTCCTATTACTGGTCTAGACTTTTGTAACTTATTATATTCAAAAGCTAAACTTTTCATGTTAATTAAACACCCAACTTGCATCCCCCAAAGTAGTTCATTTGGATTACTCCAATAATCTATTTTGAACGATGTATGATAGTGACCTTGAACTGTGCACATACCATATTGTTGAGCAACTTTTAGTACATCTTTATATTTACCATGACAAAAGTAAATTTTTTGACCATTAGATGCTTTAATAACCAAATCTTCATGCCATGACCAACCTTTACCAACTCCAAGCATATGATTATAAGACTTGAAGATTTCATGAGGCATTCCATGTCTGGTAGCTTTTCTAAAAACTAAACTACCATGGTTAGAATCCATTACGTATTGCTTTGGAAAAAGGCTTTCTAAATCTTTAAAAAATCTTTTAGCAACTACGAGCTCATGACTTGGTGAATATAAACCAGGATGTGAATCGTGGAAGGATATACTGTGCCAATCCATTTCATCACCTATGTTTACTACACAGTCAGGTTTATATTTTTCTTTGATTGCACTTAAAAAGTCAAGTGTATCTATGTGATGATATGGTGCGTGTTGATCACTTATAACAAGTATTGATTTGCGAAGCATATTATATCTTTTACAAGTATTTGGCGAATATGTCTACCAAGTTAGGTACAACTTTATGTTGGTTTACCTGGTGGTATTATAACTGTTTCTTCAACACATATAAATTTTATATATATTTTATATTCATTTACTTGTTCTTTACCAAGATCAATGCTTTTGTCTAATGAATGCTGATAACCTGCATTCATACAACTATACATATCATTATAATATGTATTCATAGGTACAGGATCTATACATTCTCCTGCAACGTAGGAGCACATAACCATTAGTAAAGCAAATTTCATTAAATATTTTTAGTTAATAAATATAAAAATTGTCCTAATAAACCTAAACCAATAGCTGATATAATATATATAATTCTATCTATATCTTTTTGCATATGAGCTAAATGATTGTTTTCTAAAGTATCTAGTTTTTGATCAATAAGATCTATTCTATTATGAACCTTAAGAAGTTCTTCTTTGTTTTCTGTATGTCTACTCATTAGAATAATGTTTCGTAAGGAGACCTTACTAACCCTTTCGTTTTGTATTGTGTATATCTAGGCCCTTGGTATCTAGGGTGACCTAATTGCCCTAGTACAAAATCAACTGCTGTATCGGATGCTAAGTCTAAAGATAGACCTTGTTGTAACAATCCTTCCTTAATTGAGTTTGTTGCTTGTTGCAGCCAAATAGGTAAAAATCTCATACCTACATGACCACCGATTTTTAAACCTTTTTCAATAGCTTCATCATCCTTCTTAGTCATATTAGGACTCCACTTAGTAGTTAAGTATTGTTTGTTAGTTAATACTTCTATAACTGTTCTAGGTAGAGAACCAATTTTTTTAAGACCTGTAGATTGAGGTGCTGTAATCCAATGAAAAGGTTCCATTAATTGTTTAGAGAAGGTTAATACTTCACCATTCCCTAAGTCAATTCTTGTTGGATCTGTGTTTTCTAATATACTATGTCCTGAGAACATATAGTTTAGTGCAGATCCTGCTACTGCATATGTAAGTGCAGCTCTAGCAAAATAGTATTGATATAGCCTTCTAGCCATAGGATCGCTTTCAAATCCTGGTAATGACTTAGCTATAATTCTTATGTTAGATATTGTCCAATCTGGAGCAAATAATAATAATTGTAAATAACCTCTAGATCCTGGAGTTAATGTAGTTTGTGCTAAATTTTTAATAAGTCTATTTTGTATTCTTTGTGTAACTGCAGCCCAGTCTTGTCCACCATATGCATCATTAGTAAATTGTGCAGCTATTCTAGCTTTTTTATATAACTGTTCATGTGTATCGCCAGGCTGTATTGCATTCTTACCTTTGTTTAATGATGTAAGAAATGTATGTAATTTAGCAGAAGTAAATATTCTATCCCAAGTAATTCTATCAAAAAACTTAAATGTTCTTTCTATGTTTCCTTTTTCATTTATACCAAAATGTCTTTTAAGAAAAGTATCTACATCTCTAATGTTTTGATAAAATCTATCATAACCAACATCTTCTGGCATAGATATATTTAGTTTATGTCCTTGTGCAAATCTAACAACATCATCATAACCCATAGCTCTTAATGTTTTAATAGCGTGTGGATAATCTGTAAGATAATAACCTGGATCTTGTAATTGTTTTAATACTTCTGGTTTAGTTTTAGGACTTAAAAACTTACCTATAGTTTTAAACTTAGCACCTGCAAACCATAAAGATTCTACTAATGCACCAGCATGAAAGAATGAAAAGCCCACAGCTAATCGTTTCATCATAAGGTTAGTAGTAAATAATGCAGTCATTAACTGTTGTTCAGTTGTTGCATCAAACACCATACGTAATGATGGTTCTATACCTTTATGTATTAATGGTATAAATCCTTTATCACCTGTAAAAAATGGGTGATTAAATTCTGTGTAGTTTATTCTTTCTTGTGGATCTATAAACGCAGCTTGTTTTCTAGTTCTAGCAAGAAATGGTTTTGTAAGTATATCTGTGCTTTTACCTATATAATTAGTTTCTAAAAAACGTAATACATTTTGTGTAGTTAATGACTTACCTGCTGCTTGAAGGTATAATCTCATAAGTTCAGCTGGATCATCCATACCAGGTCTAATAGTGTAACCCATTCTTAAACCTTGGTTAATATCTTCAAAGACTCTAGATCTACTAAATTTAAACTTAGGATTATCTCCAGTAATAGCTGTTTCAAACTTATTAGTAAAACTAAACAGTTCACCTGTTTTACTTCTATAACCATCCCATAGTAAAGGTAAATAATTAGATTTTTTATATTTAACTATACCTGCACCTTGAGTATTAAACATCTCATAAAATTCATTAAATATTTTAGAGATGTCATTAGCTGCATTTAGTTCTGTATCTGATAATAAACCTTTATTAAAAGGCTTAACATTTTTATTGTATCTAAAGTTTTCATCTACTGTAGCACCAGTTAGATAATAAAATACTTTACGTCTAGAATCTAATTGATCTGGTAATGTATCTTTAATTTTGTTTGCTAGTTCTTGTGCGTATGAATTGTATCTAATAGTAGAATATTGTGCTGCATCTAATGCTGATTCTACTTTTGTTTCTGCACTTTGATAAGGTACTCTACTTCTACCAAAATACATTGTTGCTGCTTTAGCTGCTGCATATATACCTACACCTGTACCAAATCCTTTAGCTGTTGCTATAAGTTTATCATCATCTGCTGTTAAAAATTGTGCTGTACCTACAACACCACCTATAGATGCTGCTTTAAATAATGTATTTTTTGCTATGTCTTTAGCACTTTCTACTGTTGGTCTAGCAAATGATGTTACTTCATTAGCTATTCTTGAAAATTCTGCTTCGTCTATTACTACGCCTACTTCTTTTTTTAAATCATTTAGAATATCATCTACGATTCTGTAAGAACCTTTGTCTGTATATTCAACGCTATTTGCTAAATTTTTATTTTTATTAAGAGTATTGATCATAGATCTTTGTACTCTTTGTGGGTCTAGTCCTGTGTTTCTACCTATGACTGCACCCATTCCTGCAAAACCTAATGAGAATATAGCTCCTGCTGTAGCTCCAATAGTTGTTTCTGCTGCTGTTCGCTTACCAGTGAACTCACCTCTTTCTCCTAATTGGTAAGATGTAGAGAATACAAATGGTACACCTAATGTAGCAATACTTCCTATTGCCATATCCATTTTAGCTGCTTCTCTTAATCTTGCTAATTCTTTTACTTGTGCACTAGCTTTTAATTTGCCAAGTTCTGTAGTTGATTTAGTTATTTGAAATCTTTTAGAGTATTTAAGTCTAAGTGAATTAACTACTCCTCTACCTAGCTTACCCCATCCTAATGGCATAAATAGTAAGTATGGATCTGCCATAACCATGTTAACCATCTCAGCACCAAATAGTCTTGGAGATTGTTTAATCATATTACCTATTTCTTTTAGGTCTATATCCATTGGCCCATCATCTAATAGATAACCAAAACGATTAAGTTTACGTTCAGCTTCTTTGTAGATTTTAGAGCCTTGTTGTTGTGGATTATTACGAATATAATCTAATGCTTCTTGAGCTTGTTTCTTTTTAGTATTACCTGTAGCCCATTGATATAGTGATGCTGGTAGAGATTCTTCCAACATTAAATCTAATGGATTTTTAAGAGACGAAAAAAACCCTGGAGTACCATCTCTGACTGGTTCTTTTAAACCATCGTTAATGTTACTTACAGGGTCTTTTAATTTAAATTCATTAATATTGAAGTCATTGGCCACACTAGAATCCCATATCTTTCATTAATTTTTTCTGGTAGTCTATTATTCTATCGCCTTCACGTCTTAGTTTAGTACCATCTCTTAATGGTCTTTTAGCTGCTTTAGTTTTATTAATAAAAGAACTTTGTGAAAATCTACCTTTTAAAAAATCTGAAGTGCTTCTTTCTACTTTATCTGATTTTTTTATAGCTGTATTATATGCTTTCATAGCACCTTTAGATTTAGCTTTTGTTACTGCTAATTTAGAAATTTTTTTAGTTTGTCTAAATGTTTTAATACCTGTAGCAGTTCTAGCTCTAGATTGTTTAAGTCCTTTAGTTAAAGATTTAAAAAATGTTTTATTAGCTGTTCTTAATGCTAAACTATCTGATGCTAAGTCTCCAATAGATCTAGAAGATAAACCCATAAATTCAGGTACATCACCTAAAACTTTTCTTTGATTAGCTTTTACTTGTGTGTCACTTAAAACTTTAGTAAATCTGCTAGGAGTTTTTTGTGGTTTAAGTTTTTGCAAACCTTTAAACTTTTTACTTACACCTTTTATTATAAATTTTTTAATCATTGTTATCCTTCAAAATATTCTGGGAATCTAGATCTCAAAACTTTTTCAGCTCTTTGTCTAGATACTTTTTGTAGTTGTGGGTTAGATGCTAATAGCATATTAAATATTTGTGAGTCATCATTAGATAGTACATTACCATCTGATGTAGGTATTATAATCTCAGGCCCTTTTTCTCCTACAACATAAGGTTTACCAGCTTTTACTGGGCCACCATGTTCTCTAAATACTGATTTTTTTTCTAAAGTTCCAGATGTAAATGGCCCAAACCAACCTTTTTTCTCTTTAAAGTCTTTAGAGTTTAATAAATCTTTAAGTATTTTTTCTTTAAAATTACTATCAATAACTAAAGGTTTACCTGATTTGTTATTTTTTTGTGCAGCTGCAATTCGTTTTTGATATTCAATTGCAATAGCTTCTACAGCTCTATCATAATCTGCTGTTGCATTTTCACCTTTAAGAAAACTAAATCCTTTTTCCCAAATGTTAGGTTCAGCAATTTTAAATCTTTCTAACATTGTTTTCATTTCACCAATATCAGCTTCAGTAGCTTGTATAGGTTCTTGTTTTCTAGCTTCTATTCTGTCTTTAAATTCTGTAGATATTTTAGCAGACTTAACAAAGTTATCTAATATACCTTGGTTAATTGTTTTACCATTAGCTGATGATTGCATTAATGCTAGTCCTAAACTAAATGCAGGGTTAGCCATAAGTCCTTCAAAGCCACCTTTATCTTTCCAATTAGCAGCAGCTTTATCAAAGTCTACACCTGCCATGTTAGATAGTTTTTGCATAAAACCCATATCTTCAGCTTGTTTAACACCACTACCACCTTGTGTAATAGGATCTGTTAAAGTTTTATTTGCACTTGTTTCTGTATTGTTTTGTGCTGCAGCAATAGCTTTTGCTTGATTAGCTTGTGCATCTTTAGTTAATACAGATTTAGGTGCATTAAATGTTTTACCACCTATTGTAATCTGTCCTTGTCCTGGTGGTACTGCTAAAACTTTACCAAATCCTTTGGTTGAATCTGTAGGAAATATAGGATTTTTAATTAATGGAGATTCTTTTCTATTGTATAAAGGATTTTCTACTCCACCAGCAGTATTTAAACTACCAGTTTGCATATCACTATTCATGCCTGAAAAATCATCTTGGACTGTGCCTTGATTATTTTTTTTCCAATCATTCCATATATCTAATAAACCCATTATAATATTCCTCTATCTAATTTATTTGTTTTTAACCAATCGTAATATGGACTGTCGCTTACAGCTAACATTCCTATTGGCCCTTTGTTATTTAATGTTTGTGAAACTTTTTCTTTAGCAGTTGCATAAGCACTAGCAAAGTTAAATTGTTTAGTGTTATTGCCTATACTGTTATACCATTTAGATGCTTCTGATTCAACTTGTGTAATTCCACTTACTAAGTAAGGTGATGCAGCAAGTAAAGCAGTTGTGTTTTCTCCCCCACCTCCAGCAATTGGTTGAACTGTTGGAGAATTTCCATTACCATAATCTAAAAATTCATAACCTGGTACACCTGAAAGCATACTTTTAGCTTTACTAGTTTGATAAGCTGTATGTAACAAACCACCTATACCAAGATACATTGGATTTGATTTTACATTAGCTACGTAATTATCTTTAAAACTTGTAATACTATCTCTGTCTCTTGGATCAACATCTACTTCTGGATCAGGATCTCCATATACAGGATCAGCTTGTTGAATAGCTTGTTTTCTTAATGCTTCTTGAAAACCTACATCTACTTGACCATTACCACTTGGTGCTGAAGGAGCTGAAGGAGCAGAAGGAGCTGAATATTGTCCTCCACCTCCATAAGATTCTCTGCCACCATTTCCTCCTCCAGATGATGATGAACTTGAACTAGACGAGCTTGATCCTCCATGATGTCCTGGCATTTATATCCTTATATAATTATTGCTATAACTAAAATAACAACAGCTACTGCTATTGCTTTTTTATGTTCTGCCACAAAATGTGGTATATGTTCTTTTAATTTCATTATAATAGTCCTCCTAATAATCCACCAAGACCACCAATTGCTGCACCCATACCTGTTGCTCCCATCATATTTCCTACAGCAGCTCCAGTCATAGCTCCACCTGCAGCCATACCTAATGGATTTGGTGCTGGTTGTTGTGTTTGTTGTGTTGGCAAACCAAAAGCAATCGGTGCTACAGTATTATAGTACTGAGCTAATGATTGTTGAGGTGCCATGTTTTGTTGTCTTTGTATATCTTCTAAAGCTCCACCTACTGCTGTTAAGCTAGGTACTTGTTGAGCTGTTCCTAATTGTCTACCTCTTTCAGCATTGTATGCTTGAAATGCGTAAGGTAATGCTTTCTCTGCTACTTGTCCAACTACTTGATTTTGCATCATTGGAGATCCAGGTGTTCTACCTGCTCCACTAAATTGTCCTGCAACACTAGAATATACATCTTTTCCAGCTTGAGCAATCATAGGAGATAAGAATGGATTGCTATACTGTCCTTGTATAGTATCTAATATTTGTTGATTTGCAGCACCTGCAATAGTTTCTTGTGCACCTAAACCTTGTAAAGTTTGTTGTGTCGGTGCAACATATCCTGCTGCTTCTGGCCCTTGACCATATATAGTTCCAGCTTCAGATATAATCTGATTTAATGCTGGTTCTGCTGCTGAATAGGGTTGAACTGAATTACTTGTTACAGTTGTTCCTCCTCCTGATGACATAATTTATTTCTCCTTTTTCTTTTCTAATAATATATGACTTTCTTTATAACCAAAAGGTTTTAGAACTTTCTTCCACCCAGGTCTTGCTACTAACTCTAATAAATCACATTTGTTTTGCCATGCAAAATCTTCAATATGTTTTATTAAATGTTGCCATTTTTCACGATGCTTACCAGTCATAATTTTTATATTAAGACATCGTTGTAATGGTCTTTGTATTATTTCAGTAACTACTGTTCCATAATATTGTTTATCTTTGAGACTCCAAAGAATCCATAACTGCATTTTTTCTTCAAGAATCCATTTTTTAATATGGTCTGCTAATGCATATCCATTAGATCTAGCTAATGCGTCTGCAATATCTTTAACGACTATAGGCCATACTTCTTCAATGTTTTCTTTAGGTATTTGAACCAATTGCATTATGTACTTTTTTCGTCAAACAATTCTAATATACTTATTATTCCTGCTATATCATTAGCAGTTTGTGCTTTTAATTTTAATGTATCTGCTGATTCTAATACTATAGTTCCTTTAGCTAAGTTTTCAACTGATTTTGATCCTAAAGATACATGAGCTATTTCATGTTCTGCATTAGAATCTGATGCATCTGTAGTAAATACTTCTACTTCATTAGCTCCACTATGAATATTAGTAACTTGTATAGTTTTAACTAAAGCTGTTCTATCTGTAGGACAAGTATATACAGTTGTTTTGTTTGTCGTTGTAAGATCAAACATAGCGTTTTTGTATAAATTAGCCATTTTTAGGATGCTTTACTTTAACTGCTTTAATAGCTTCATAGAACTCAAAGTATTCAGATTTTAATTTAGGATTCTGATCTATAGAATGCCATAGCATATCTAGTTGATCTCCAATGCTAGGATAAACTCTATCTCTTTGATATTGGTTAGCATCATACTCTGCTTGTACCTCTACCATTTTAGCTTCTATGTCAGCTTTAGGAATAGGTGTTGTTCCATTTAACCAATTAATATTATCTAAATCATCATCTATAATACTAAATTCAGCATTTGGATTAATATCTTTAATTGCTAAAAAATGTTTTGTTGCTATGTTCATAATTAAAGTACCTCAAATAAATTTAAATACATAGCACCACCTCTATTTTGATGTCCAGAAGCACTTCTTACAAATAATCTATATGTAATTTCAGATGTTGTTCCATGATTGTCGTCATATAAATTCATTGGTATCATTCTATAAACGTCCCATCTAGTTTGTTGACTTGCGTTATATTCACTATCCCAACCAAAAAAACTTCCAGGTGTCATAGCTGTTTTGTCAGCATTGTCTGAAGTTCTTTGAATTTTAAATCCAAATTGGAAAGCAGTTATATTACTTCCATCAGCACCATAGGTAACAAATCCTGTTCCAATAATTTTAGACGAAGAATTAGTTGGTGTAATTGAAGCAGTAATATTTGTGCTTGTAGGTGTTGTAGAAGTAACATTCCAATTTCCTTGAGAAGCATCAAAATTACCAGATTGTGATTTTACATATTGTAAAACTTTACCACCTACACCACTTGCTAAAGCAGATGCAGATACGATACCATTTGGTAAAGCAGTTATTCCAGATATTGTATTATTGTTTGGTTTAATTATTGCCATCTATACTCCTATTAATGCTTGGATTTCGTCATCATCTAATCCCAAGTCTTTTAGTTTTTGTTTGCCAGATGCTTTTTTGTTTATTGCTGCTTGTTCAGCATCTTTTAATTCTTGTATCTTTGCATTTACTTCTGCTTCACTTGGTATTGTTGCACCATCTTTAATAATCTTAATGTATTGGTATTGCATACGTTCAGAGTTAGGAATTTTATTTTCATCATCATCATGTGTTTTCCAACCATACCAATTACCACCATTAAATGTCATCAATGCTTCTTGTAAATAATCTCTATTCATTATGTGCTATCTCCTAGTCTAATAAATGTAAACGAAGTAAAGTTATAAGTTGTATCTCCTCTTGCTTGACAATCTTGATGTGACCTAGCTAAAAATCTAGTTTTAACATTTGATGTATTTGTAACATTTACCATATCTATGCCTGTAGTAGTTGCAGTATTAACACCAGC